GGCGTGGTGTCACCAGCGGTTGAGGCTGGGCAGGCACTGGCAGCGGCGCTGAGCCCTTGCTCAGGCCGGAGGGGATGAACAGTGCGGAGACTGCCATCCAGCGCTCCAGGCAGGCGTCCTTCTGCGGTGCTGCGCTCATGAAGTTCGGCACCTCGCAGGCGCTCACGAATGCCACGGCAAACAGCATCTGACCCACCAGCAGGCCACCGCTCAGGCCGGCTGCGCTCTTGATCCGATTGGCGAGCTCCTGCATGGTGACCAGTCAAGGGTCACGCTGATCTTAATCCGGTCGCGCTTCCAGCGATGTGATGCGAGTTTCGCAGTTGTTCAGTCGGCCGTAGATTTCCTTTTTATCCGCCTTGAGGTCCTGGTGAAGCTCCTCCAGCTTTCCCGCGATGCTCTCCACGGCCATCGTCAGCCGAATCACGGCCTCCCTGGACTCTGCTGTTCGTCTCCCAAACCCCGAAGCTGTCATGCCAGCGATGCCGATCGAGGCACCGATGATGGCGGCGTAAATCTCGACCACTGATCACTCGGCACCTACGGGCTCAGTGTATCTGCAGGCTCAACGCACCGATCTCAGGGTCACCGCCAGATCCACCAGACCACCGCTTGCGTGAGTCTCTGCAGGTGGGTCAACGTAGACCCAGTAGCGCGAATCCAGGAGGGTGGAATCTGTCAGCTGGAAGGGTTCGGCGCTGCTGAGCTGCGTGGCGTAGTGGTCGCGGATGTCTTTGGCCGCGGCCTCCACCAGCCTGCGGAAGGTCAGTCGAAGCTGAGCACCAGTGCGGACGGATCCGGTTCGGAAGCGCATGGCACCACCAGCCCAGCCCCGTTGAGTCACCACCGGATGAGCGCCGAGGTCGTAACTGCGCTCGTCGGGCTCATAGGGCGGGAAGACGGCCATCAGTTCTGCAGGGTCACGGTCGACGCTGCCAGGGCCAGGGTGCCGGAGGTCACCGCCACGTCACTCCCGAAGTCGTTGAACGCGATCAGGGTGGAGGTTGATGCGGTGCCAGTGGAGCTGTAGTAGACGGCGCCCCGTGCGGTGATCGTGGCCGATGTCCAGCTGGTGCTCGCGAATTCCAGGGTCAGCTTGTCGTTCGCCGTGTCGAGCGTGAGAGTGCCAGTCACGGTCTCGCCACCGGCTGTATAGCCAGTTCCCGAGACTTCATTGGTGACGTCGTCGAAGAACTCGTGCGCATCCTTATCCGGCGAGTAGCTGCTGGTGACCAGCGCCACCTTGAAGGTGTCGTCGCTGACGTCGTTCTTGGCCAGATAGTCGAGGAACTCGTTGTAGATCAGGCTGGCCATGTCAGGGAGTGGTAGCGGCACCAGCGGTGAAGCTGGCTGAGATCGTCAGGTCTGCGCCTGGTGCTGGCACTGTAGGCAAGCCAGGCGTGAAGCCCACCGCCAGCGTGAGGTCATCCCCTGCCACGGTGACGATGGGCGGAGCGAAGAAGCTCACGCCGATCCGCAGGTCAACGCCGGCAACGAACTGCAGGTCGGCCACCTGCGAGATCAGACTGACGCTCACGTCATGCACCAGGGTGCAGCTGCCGGTGTCGCCGGTGGGGCGATCAACCACCTCCGGAGGCTGGTTGTAGCGCCACAGGAAGCCGCCTGTGATGTAGTCGCCAGGGGTGAAGCCTGACAACAGGCTGTTGGGCACGTCGAACGCAAGGAAGCCGCTGTCCTGCCCGTCGTAGTGATCGACGATCAGATCCTTATCAGCCGTCGACAGGGCAGCGAACGACAGCTCGATCAGCTGATCCCGCGCGGAATTGCACAGCAGGGTGGAGCTGTAGATCCCGTTCATGCTGCTGTGTGGCTGCACCTGGAACTGCGCCGGTGTGACGACACGGGTAGCAGGGGTCAGCGCGGGGAACGTGGCCATGGCTCAACGTTGCCACAGGTGGAGGGGGCAGAGCATCCGAGGATCGCCAGCGATGCGAGCCTTGGCTGCCATGAAGCAGCCGCACTTGCCGCAGCGCCGGGACTTGTGGTTGAACTGCTCGCAGCTGAAGCAGGTGGCCAGCCGGTAGCGGTAGGTGTCGTCTGATGCGACGCCGTGCTTGATGACCTGGCCGGTGGTGACCAGCAGGCTCTCGGCCATGGTGCGGATGGAGGGGGTCGGGGTGGTCATGAGGGTCCGGGAAGGTCGGGGGCGGGAATGGGCAAGCTGGTGACCAGAATGCCTCCACTGACCGTGCCGGGCAATGCGCTGACAGACCACCAATCGCGAATCTCGCCAGGTCCGATGTAGGTCAGCGTGTTGGACTCTTCGGCCGTGGCATAGTCGCAGTTGACTCCCAGTGATCCGCGACTGCTGATGCGGGTCTGAGTGCCTGTCCAAGCGCCGCCAGAGTCATAGGTGCGCACATAGATGGCGCCTGAACCTGTCGATGCGCTTCTGGGGCAGTTCTCGGCATCCCAGTAGCTGATGTCTTTCTTCGCAACTGACCTGCCCTCAACCGAGAACTCCGTGTCATCGTCCGTGTCTGGGGTCCAAGTGATGACATCGGAAACGTCAACCGCCGTGTTCACCTGGACAATTCGCTTGCTTGTGCTCGAAGGCTCGGGAATCTCGATCAGCCTGCCCACGGCGAGAGTTGACCCTAGCTCAGTGCTCGTGCTTTCCAGCTTCCAAACCCCAGCGCCGCTAGGTGGCGGCAGTGGTGGGCAGCTCGGGTCATCAGGAGCAACGCAGCTCTCGCAGATCACGCAGGTCTGATCACCGTCAGGCTGATGCGCGGTGATGGTGCCGACTTGGGTTGTGCCTGCTGGACATGTCGGGGCAGATCCTCCAATCTCTCCGCAGATTGACCCTGAAGTGCAGATCGGCTCACACGGATCCACAGGGTCATCCGCTTCCGTTGGCTGCGGGTCAGGCGCTGGAGATGGCGGCGCATAGCCTCCCGGTGGTGGCTCCGGTGGTGGCTCCTCGTCCTCAGGGAACTCCCTGAGCGGCGGTTGCTCTGCGGGGTCGCCAGTGCTGATAATTTGCCCCACCCCGGTAGGCACTGACGTGTCGGTGCTGCTGTTCTCGTCGCAGTCGATCCCGGTCCTGATGTTGTCCTCGTAGCCGACGCCCTGGGTTTCAGCCTGCGCCACGGTCAGCGCCACCAACGACCGGCCCTCAGCATCGATAGGGAAGTGCGTGGCCTGAAACACGATCTCGCCGGTGGAGGTCTTCTCGATCTGATCCAGCTCGTAGAGGTAGTCGTGGGTCGTCGTGCTGCCGTCGCTGGCGTTGCGCTCGTACGTCAGCCGCACGATGTCGCCCTCCTCCAAGATCCGGTTGTAAACCTCAGGCCGGCAAGCCCAGACGATGGTGTGCGTTGACCACTTCTGCCGTGCTCGCTTGTAGGCCATCGCCCGCACCGCATGGAGCTCATGCGTGCAGAACGTGGACATGTCGTGCTGCTCGACGTTGCCTGAGTCGCGGTCGCCCGCATAGCCCACCTCAGCCGTCCTGATGATCCCGAACGTGTCGCCAGGCTGCTGGCGCCACATCGCAAGCATCAGCTTCGGCTTGCGCTGCTCCAGGGGCGTGAAGTCAACCTGCAGGCTGCCCGGGATGATGAAGTCCTCGGTGAACTCGAACTCCCAGGGGATCGGGTCGGTTGAGATGGCGTAGGCGCCGTCGATCGGCAGCAGTGGCCTCAGCCCGCGCTTGCCGTCCACGCGCGTCTCGCGCAGCAGGAAATATGGTGCGTTCGCGCTGATGAAGTCGTCAAGGTTGCCGGTCTCCTTGATGTTGATGTCGCAGTAGAGCTGGTTCGCATCAAGGAACAGCGCCGCGGTCTGCAGCCGCGTGGTGTCGATCATGTCGGCCGGGAGCTTTGCGCTCACCTCCATGGCCAGCTTGAACAGGTCCGCAAAGTTGCTGCTGGGGCCTGAGACGCTATCTGCCAGCCTGGTGACCGTCCGGCCTTCGCGGATGAAGACTTGCACCTCCAGCGCCCAGTCGCCCGAGCCGTCCGGGTAGGAGTTCTCGTAGCTGAAGGTGGTCATCCCCTCTCCGGTGCCCTTGCTGCCGCAGTAGTCCGGCACGTTCTGGAGGGTGTAACCCTCGCGCTCCACCAGGAAGTTGCCCGGGTCCCAGTCGCCTGCCCTCTGGTTGTAGGTCTGCGTGAAGGATCCGACACGACAGGTGCACTGGAACACATCGCGCACCTGAACGCTGCCCATCGGGCCATCACCCAGAATCAGGTGATACTTAGCGGTCAGTTCGTTGCTGGCGTCGTTTTCGTATCGCGCATCGGTTGCCGGTGGTGTGATGAACACGCCGCCTCGATCGCCCACACGCCGCGCGA